GCGTCCTCCTTGCGCTCGCGCGCGGCGAGCATGGCGTCGGCTTCCATGTAAGCTAGTTCAGCCAACTGTGCTGGAGGCATATTAAAATTAGGGTCAGCTAGTGCACCTGCCAGCGCCTGCCCCGCAAAGTAATCGCGCAGCGTCATGCCCTCGCTGACATACATGACTGGAAACGCCGCCCCTCCGTCGTTGCTTGGAGTCTTCATTTCGCATCCTCCACAAGCCCGAGCTTCGATTGCAACGGGTCCACCATGGCCTCGGTCTCGTACTTGTATCGCACGCTCCAGCCGATCTTCACGACGACCTTCGTCGCGAGTGAGAGCGCGTCCCACTCGACCGAGAACGTCGCCTTGGCCTTCGGCTCCGACTGCGATTCGTCCTCGATGAAGCTCTCCTCGGCAGCGCGATCGATTGCGACGAAGTGCGTTTCGAGCAGCGAGCGAAATTGCTCCGTCGCGTTAGTGATCACCGCAGCGTTCTTGATTTCCCCGGCGTTCATGCGGCGCCTCCTTGCGTCAGCGCGGCAGTCAATCCGCTGCTGACCTTTTCCGAGAGCGGCGTGACGTTGCGCTCCTCGGGATAGTCGCGGACCTCCTCGGCGGTTCGGAGTCCTTTGAGCACGTCGCCGAATACGTCGCGAAGCACGAAGCCACGCGCGCGGAATTTCAGCATCCTGCGCGGGTAGTCGGTCCACGGTCCCGACTTGCCCCAGAGCTTCGCGGCCTTCGCGTCGGCCACCGTGAATGTCTCGGAGCCCTTCGAGCCATCGCGGCGTGTAGCGGTTACCTTGATACCAAACGAATCCTTGCCGGCCTCGCCCACCTCCTCCTCGTTGAAGCTTTCGAGGAGACCGCTGGCGCGCACCAAGGCGAGCGCGGCGTCGCCGTAGATCGCGGGGCGACCGTTGATCACCGCGATGTTTTGCAGAGCGGCCATCGGAGTGATGCCCAGCTCCGCGCCGAGCTGGATTGCGACGAGGACCGCCTCCGGTTTCTCCATGCCGCGCGGCGCGAAGCCTGACGCGACGATCGCGTTTGCAAACCGGAACGCGTCCTCGAGGCTCGCTAGCTTCACGCCCTGCGAGCCGTAGTTTATGAGAGGCTTTGGGGCTGGGGTCGTGATGCTCTTCGGCGTCTCGACCACGGCGGTTGATGTGACTGTCTGTGTGTTTTCTGCTGTGTTCATTTTTTACGAATCGCTGACTGTTGTTGTGTTGTTTTGCTAGCCCGTCGCGGTTGTGTTTCCGCGACGGGCTTTTTGCTTTCAGAATGGGACGTGTTCCTCGTTGACCGAGGGAGCGGTAGGAACTGCGGCACTCGGTAGAGTCCCGCGCTTTTGGTGGATGATCGTCCGCGCCGCGTTGCGCAGAAGCACGTCCTCGGCGCGAGGCGGGAACGGTTTGCCGTTGTTGCCGAGCCTTGGCTCTGGCTCCTGCGCATACCATGCCACTGAGCGGTCGCCCAGCGACGAGAGCGCCACGCCCTTGTTCTTGCCGAAGTGCACTTGGACGTTGCCTGCGTCGGCAATGATTTCGGTGGGCATCGGCACCTCGTCGGAGCGAGGAGAGGCAGGCTTTGCAGCCGGTGCTCCGGATGCGAACGGGCGCGCTTCGAGAGCTTCGCGGATGCGGATAAGCTCCGCGTGGATGAGTTCAAGATTCATGGCGTGGATTTGCGTTGGTTGAGGAGATGACGAAACTCGGCGTGAGTGACGTATTGCTTTCGGATGTCCGGCGTGTTGCCAATGATCTTAGAGACCGCGCCTGCGGTCAGTTGCAACTCATGCGCAATTTCCTTCGGCGAGAATCCTTCGAGCACGCGGCGAATTACGAGCGGCACCAGCGGTGATGCGGGTCGGCTCATGGCGCGGCCTCCACGAGCTTCAGCCCGAGCTTCGCGGCAGCGTCTTGCAATTGCAGGAGCTCGCGCGCCTTCTCGTCGCCCTGTGCGGTGATCTGCGCGCGGGTGATGTCCATCGCTCCTTCCAGCGTATCGGCCTGCGCGCACTCCCAGCGCCACGCACCGCGGTTCAATATGTCGCCGAATGTTATCTGGTAATCCCAGCTTTCTTTGATCGCGTTCGGTTTGATTGTCACTCGTCGCGAAATCGCGATTTCCGCTTTGCAGCTCGTCATGGTCCGCAGGTCTTTCGCGGCCCAGAGCATTTCGTTTTCCGTGTCGTAATTGTCTTGGTTCATTGTCGTGTTGTTTTGTGTTTTTGTCGCTGAGTTGTGACCGCGTATTTTCGCACGCCCACGGTCGGGCTCGTTGGCCTTGGTGTTCGGGTGGCTCCGAAATTTATTTGGTGGCGCAATCCTCGACGTAGTCCGCCGCTTCCTCTAGCGTCATCTCGCGCAGTCCGTGAGACAGCGTGTCGAGGATGTCCGCGAACGCCTGCTCGTTGTGTTGCACCGCGTGAGGCGCTGATCCGCACGCCCACTGCACGGGCTCGCATTGGCAGTCCGTGCCCGCCCAGAGTTTACCAACGGGAGCCACGAGCTGGATGACTCTCATGTCGCGATAGCCGCAATCCTCCTCGACGGTTGCGCCTGCTTTGGCGACCGCACGTTTGATGTCGTTGAGGGTTTTCATTTGGTGAGCCTCGCGACCTTGTCGCCGTATGCCACCGTCGCGGGCTTGCTCGCCCCGCGCGGACCGCCGTTGTGCACGCGCGCCAGCGTGACCACGTCCCCCGCCGCCCACGCTGCGGGAGCGTAGCGTTGAAGGTAGGCTGATACCACGCGCTTGCTGTAGTCCAAGTCGGCGCAGCGGGAGTAGTCCCCGCCGACTCGTGCGTCGGCGTGATAGGCTTTGTGGATTTGCAAAGGCCCCAGCGCCTTGCCGCCGTCGCCGAGGATTGGCCCGGTGCGACCCGAGGTCTCGACGATGTGGAGCGCCCGAAAGAACGAGGCGGGTGGCGCGGCTTGCGCGGTGGCGCAGAGGGCGAGGAGTAGGGTTAGGGTTTTCATTCCGCGAGCGCCTCCTCGATGTTGATTCCGTACTCCATCACCAGCGCCGCGAACTCGGCGTGATTCGTCACTTCCCAGACCGGCTCGCCGTTGGTCTCAAAGACCAGCTCATCGCAGACGCTGTAGAGCGTGATGCACCAATCTTGGCTTTCGGGGTGGTCAGGATGCCGGAAGGTGCCGAAGAAGTCGGCAAAGTTGCAATGCGCCGCAATGTATTCGTTTCGGATTCCGATGCTGCCAACGCTGTCGATTTGGATTTTCATTTTTGGGTTTTGGTTTCGGGGTTAATTCCCTTCGACGTGCACACTCAATCCGATCACCCCGCCTGCGTAAAGCTCAAATGCGTATTTTGTCCTGCTGCTTCCCTAAGCCGTTGCAGTTGCGCCAGTTAAAACGAATCAAATATTGACGATGGATTCGGAATCTAGGCAAAAGAAAGCCCGCGAAACGGTAAATCCGCTCGCGGGCTTGCGGTTGGCCTCAGCCCTCACCGCCGCATGGTGATGCGAGGAGAGCAAAATCGGCAGCGGTGGCAAGGCGTAATTTCGCGGCCCCTACTCGTATCCGCTGCGGTCATACGTCGAGCGCGTCGCGGTAGAAGTCAAATCCGCAATCGCTCGACAGGAACTGCTTCCGGTCGCGTTGCTCGGATGCGTGCGCGGTGACACACGCGGCTTTGAGCGTGATGTAGAGTTGCGCTACGATGTCCACGTCTGCGGCCTTGAGCGCGCTGCGGCTGAGGTGCTCCTCAAACGCTGGACCGAATAAACGGAACTTGCCGATGATCGGGACAAGCGGGGAGCGGCCGGCGTCGGATGCGGCCTTGTCCAGGTAGAGACTGATGATCGCGCTGGCCTCGGGAGTTTCCCCATCAGGCTCCCAGCGAAACGAGGTGATGACGTGATAGTCTCCGACGGCGCCGCTGCTGGTGGTGAATGATTTTCGTAGGGCCATAAGTGTGCGTGGTTAAGTGTACTCAGCCAGCTCGCCAGTGATTTCCATGTTGGTCCATGCCGGAACATTGCTGCCGTCTGCCATCGTGATCCGTAGCTCTGCCACCGTGGAGCTGCTGCTGTCGTAATCGTAGCGGATGAGCATCCCGCCTTGGTCCGCTGACTGAAACCATCCCACATCGGGAGCGGCGGAGAATCCCGAGTTGCTAATGTCCAGAGAATAGGTCTCGGACGCAGCACCACCGGTCAGGTTGATCTGCTTGTAAACCGGCTGACGCGCGACGACTTTCCTTTGCAGCGAGCCTGCGCCTTGAGTGATGCCGGTGGTGGTCACGTTCGACGGTTCCTGCAAAGCCATGCCCGCCGCTCCAACGATTGCAGTAGGCAAAATGTTTCCTATCCGAAGCCACGCAGATGCGACGCCGCTTCGGCTTACCGTTCGCACGCGAGCAAATCCGTCAGGAGCAGGCGATGCCGAGTAACAATCGAAAAAGGTTACAAGGAGCTTTGCGGTCGTAGAAGCATCAGGGAAGCTCGTGGTTGAAACGCTCCAAGTGTAATTCGTGGCGGCATCAGAATCGGTCAGAGTCGATTTCAGTTCGTAGTAAGCCAAATCCTTGTCGGCAACCGGAGCCCATGTAATGCGCGCACCATAAAAGAAGCTTGTCGCGTCGTATCGCTTTGCTGGACACGCTGCGGAGATTGCGCCTGATGTTGGAACTGTTGGAGCCGTCGTGTTGACCGGCGCAAGCGCATCCGTCCCCGTGACCACGCGCACCGTTGAGCCGATGCCGAACGCCGAAAACGCTTGCACGGCGATGGTGTAGTATTCTCCAGGCGTCAGGTCGTCGATAATCGCGTCGATTGAGCCCGCCGTGTATTGTCCGGCAATCAGGTAATTCGTTCCGCTCTGGAGCTTGTAGAGCAGATTGAGCACGACCCCGAGCGTTGGCATCGCAGGAAGCGACACGGCAAGCCGAGTCAAAGTCGTGCCGTCGTCCGACAAGTATGCGCCGGGTTGCGTGCCGCTCATGGAAAACGCTGCTGGAGTGTCCGGAGGCGTCGAGTCTGTCGCGGATGCGGCAACGGCGGATGGCGTGGCCTGCACGTAGTTAGTGAAGTTCGACACGTTCTCGACCGTGTCGTAAGCGTTCAGCCAATAATAATACGTCGTCCCGATCGTGACATCGGTGTCTACGAATCGCGACGCGCGGACTTCGGCGATTTTGTTTGTGTTGGCGTTCGCTGGTGTGACCGCCGTGGTGTTTCTGTAAATGCCATACTCCGAAAAGTCGGGCTCGGTGTTGTCGTTCCAGTCGAGCGAAACGGCGCGGCCCGTGCCGACTGCGGCGGCGAGACCGGTGGGCGTTACGGGCGCGGTCGTGTCCTTGACCGGCGTGGTCGTGGATACGTCCGTGTAAGTCGATGACGTGTTGAAGAAGCTCTGCGCGTAGAGCCGCACGTTGTAGCTCGTGCCGATTCGCACGTCGCTGGAAATGAAGTCCAGCGTCTGATCGCCGTCCACCGTTGACCACACCAGATATGTCGTCGCCGTCCCCTCCTTGTATTCGATGACGGTCTTGCCCCCGCTCGTGACGAACTGCTCGGTCGGAGCGCTCCACGCCACTTTGATGCGCGGCACCACCGTGCCGTCCGCTTGGATGAACTGCGTCGTGCCGTCTGCGGTGAGCGTGAGATTAGTCGGCGGGTCGATTGAAAACGGATTCGGCAGCGTCGTGTTCGGCGCGCTCTCCACTGCGACCTCGTCCGTCACGTCCCAGTCGTAAACGCTCGCAGCCGTCTCGCGTAGTTGCAGCTCAATTACCGGAGTCGGCGGCGTGCCGTCGCTCGATAGCGACCACGCGATGACCTCGAACACCTTCGACGAGAATCCGAGGTTTGCGTTCGTGAGGTTCACTGTGTCGCCCGCTCGGAGCTGCATCGCGGTCAGATTGAACTTTGCGGTGAAGATGATTTCTTCGCGCGCTTGCCGCAGGTTGATTCGCGCGATGCGCTGCGCCGCGCTGCTGCTCGTCGTGAACGGCAGAATAACGTCGCGCCAGTGATAAACGCCGTCGTCCGCAGCCAAGTAGGTTGCGCTCGTGATCTGCGGGAAGTCCGCTGCGGCCCACTGATTCTCGGAGGAAATGAACGTGCCCTTCACCGCGTTGACGCGGTCGCGCGCGCTCAGGCGAGTCGAGACCGTAAAGCCGCCAGCCATGTTGCTCTCGTCGAGGGTGATTGCGGGCGCGCGATACGCTGCCGCATAGACCACGACCTGCCCGCCGCTGTAAGCGATCGTCCCGCCCATCGCAGAAAGGATTTGCCCGATGATCGAGTCTGGCGTCGAGGACGTCACAGCCTGCCCGTTGCACTCGTAGCGGTTCTCGTATGTCGCTGGGCTGGTCACCGGCTTGACCTCGACTTGCCCGTCGCAGACAGCCGCCGCCGCGATAACCGAGGTGTCGTCAATCTCGCTCGTGTCCATACCCATGCCGAGATCGGCGTCGGTGAGATAGTCGCGCAAGCAGAGCGCGGGGTTTGCGCTGTAAGCGGTCGCGAGCGTGCTGGGGTTGTAAACCTTCTTGCCCTTGACGACGCAGGAAATGTTCGGGATGCCGCCGACGAAGATTTCGTTGGAGAAAGTGAGCTTGCAGTAGATGTAGGCGATGCCCCGCAGCCGATGGTTTGAGTCCCAATCCACTGGAAAATCGGTTTGCAGCGTAGTGTCCACCGTCTGCGTCGTCGTCCCGAGATGCTTGTGGATGAGCGAGCCGGTGTAGCTTCCTGCCGCTGCGTATTTGCCCGTGGCGTAGCCGTCGCCGCTGCCGGTTAGCACGAGGTCTTCGTTGAAATAGACTTCGCCGATTTCTTGCACCTCGTGGCCGGCCAGAGTCACGACGAGATGCAGATACTCGTTCTTCGCTCCGCTCGTTGCGAGGAAGACAACGGTGCCCGACACCTTCGCTTGCCCGTAAATTATTTGGCGCGGTGACGTCGGGCTGCGCGTCATTATTCCACGATCGTTCAAATCGGCCATTGACGGCATCTTTGGCGAGAGGAGTCGCGCCACGGCCATGTTTGCCGCGATAATCGAAGCATAAACCACCGCTGTCGCAACCGCGTTGGCGACGACGTAGGTCGCCCCCATGTCCATGATTATTTGCCCGACGAAAATGATAAACGCCTCAATCATTATGGTTCTTCGTTTAAGGGTTCATCTCTTCCGCCCGTGCGAAACGCGGTCGCGTTAGCGTTGCCCCAGTAAATCACCTTGTCTTGCAGCCCTGCGACGTATTCGAGCCCCGTGTCGGCTGGGTATCTGCGCAGTTGCTCCTCGTGCGTGTAGCGACTTTCACGCGTGCGCTGGAAATCGACGAGCTTGCTTTCGACTGCGATGCCGATGGTTGCCTGTTTTCCATCGTTCGAAATCACCATCGTGTCCATGCGCCCACTGAAGACCGTGATCGAGTCTATGACTGCGCCCGTGTCCGCGTTCAGCGTGCCAAATCGCACCGCCGCCGTGCGGCCTTGGTAGGGTTCATCCAGCGCAGCCGCGACGAGATCGTTCGGAACTCCGGTCAGGTCGATCTTCAGCCCGCGCGCCGCAAGGTCTTCAGTTTCTTCGATGGTCGAGATCGCGGAGAACGCCCCGAGTCCCGCATAGGTCACGCTGCCGATCGTGATCGTGCCATAGCCGGTCCAGTAGCGCACCGAGCCGTCATCGAAATCCAGCGACGTAGCGAAGAACGGGTTGAGTTGCGCCGCCGTCGTCGAGGCGAGGAGAGGAGCAGGAATTGTGCGGCTCATGTGTTGATCGCCTCGAAGATCGAGAAGTTCAGCCCATACTTTTTCGCCGTGTCGATTGACCAGTCGCACGTCGTGGTCCCGAGGCGGAAGACGCCAACGGCATCCGTGTAATCAATCGCCGTGTCGTCAGGGTAGTTGGTGCGCAAGAGCGGGAAGATTTCGTAAGAGGTCGCCGAATTGACCTGCGTGATCTTGTGCAGCTTCGAGCTGCTGCCGGTCCCGAGCTGGATGTAATCGCCTACGGCCCACGAGCCAGAGCCGGTATCGACCGTGAGCGTCGTCGTGTTCGCAACGTGCGCCCCGTTAAGCTGCGGGCTTCCGCTCATGTTGCCCCGCTGCGTGCCGTTTGCGTAGTCGCGGAAGTAGAACGTGCCGCGCGCAGCCATGATGAGAAAGCCAATGAGTTCCTCGGCGTCGGCGCGGTTCATCGGCGGACACTCGACATCGCCGCTGAGCATCGTGCCGGTCCAGTTGTAGGATTGGCTGGAAAACGTGAACGGCGAGATGTTTCGGGCGACCGCGCTGATGGCCGAGAAACGCAAGGAGGCTATGCGAATGGCGGCGGGAGGGGTGAGAGGATAGGTGATGGCCATAAGCGTCTAGGAACTCAAGCAAACGCACTACGATACGACCCCCCGCGCCGCACCATGTCGGGAATCTCCGCCTTGAGCCGCTTGCGCTCCTGTTCGAGGATAGGCACCAGCTCCGCGCGCGAGACGCCTGCGGCGATGTTGTAGTTTACGGTCACGCCGCCCGAGCCCCCACCGCTGCTGCCCATTGCGCCGTTTGGCACGATGCTGCCCGAGGAGCGTGGAACGAAGAGCTCTGGACCTTTTTCGCCGACGACGTAGGCACCGCCTGCGCCCACAGGTCCGCCCTCGGCACGGAAGCCTTTGAGAATTGCACCGCTGATTCCCGCCGCCAGCGGAGCCGTGACGGTCTGCTGAAACACCATCCGCATCAAATCCATCCCGAGCGACCGGATAACTTCGCCGAGCTTTTGCCCGCTGAAAATTGCGTCCTCAAAGCCGCTTGCGATCATGCTGCCCGCGTTGCGCGCGATGATTTGGAGATCGGTTTCCAGAACCTTGCGCTTGCCGAGGAGTTCGTTGATTTTCGGGAGAGCAACAAGCATTCTATCAATCGCCTCAACTTCATCCACCGTTAGCATTTTTCGTGATGGGTCTCTATTTGCCAGCAAGGCTTCATCTGCACGACGCAGAGCAAGCAGCTTTGTCAGCTCCGCGTTCACTTCAGCTTGCTGCTGTTTCTCGTCGAGTAGCGAAAAGTTATATTGATCCAATGCTTTGTTACTATCTTCGACTGCTTTGTTATAATTTCCCAATGAAGAAACGCTAATAGTCCTCCATTCATTAACCAATTTTTGAACCTCTACTTCCTTTTCTAGAGAGTTAAGCAAAGAACTTTTTGCTGGGTCGTTCGGCCTCGCCTGAATTGCGTCAATATCTCCAAACAGTTGTTTGAATTTTTTATCTGGAGTTTCACCCATCGAATTGAAGGCGCTTTTCAATTCTTTCAATTGCTTTGTGACTTCCTCAATTTTTGGAGCATCCACCTCAGCTCGTATTTTATCAGCAATACTGAAGGACTGAACTTTGCTGACTCCGAAAATTTGATCTTTTAGGTTAAGAGCTGCATCGGCTGCGAAAACCAATCCTTTTTTCAGAAAATTTACTCCGTTATCAACCGCCCCTGTTACTCGCGTCAGTTTGTTTAATTCATCGGATGTTAATCCGAACTTCTTTGAATTCGCCTCAACGTCCTCCATCATTCGATTGACGCTGCTCCCAACCGACAGAAGAGCGCGAAGTCCGAAAAAACTGGCAATGCCAGTGCTCACCGCCTTCGCGGTCGAGTGAATCTTCGTCAGCGAATTCTGCACGCTCGCAAACGCCGCCCTCGTCGAATCAACCGCCCGCAGTGTGAATGTAGCTTCAGCCATGATGTTTCGATTTCCGGTTTTGATGCTCTATGTAAACGAGCCAGCCGTTCAATTCTTGCGCTGGCATGGCGAGCACTTCGCTTGCGAATTTGCCGAGACGGTCCGCGAGAGCATACACGGCGAGGAAGTCGGCAGCTTCTCCGCCGTGAATCAGTTTTTTAAGTCGTCAGGCCTCGGCCCGTTTTCGGCCAGAATGGCGTTCGCGATCCGTCCCACGACATTGCTGTCGGCCTTGTTCAGTAGCGTCGGCTTGTGCTCGATCGTGAACAGCTTCGCGCCGTGCTCGTCGGTGGCCTTCATGATGACAATATCGACGAGCAACTCCATGTCGTTCTCTTTGCTGCGACGATAAAGCCGGTTCTTTTCCCCGAGCGTGACCGGCGATGCGTGGACGACGAGCTTCCACTCGGGCACGTCGATCTTGCGCGTGCCGAGTGAGGCGAAGTGTTCTCTGACGAGGTCGATTGCTTCCATGTGTTGTGTGTGTTTTGCTGCTAAGAAATTAGGAGGCGGTCAACGTGCTCAGAGCGCCGTTACCCTCGAAGGCAATGGAGCCTTCCACGATGCCGTCGAAGCTGGCGGAAATGTCGAATTTCGTGACGATCGCTGAGCCCCCGTAGTATCTATCCCCATTCGTGTCGCCCTCTGGGTAGAGGTTGAGCGTCACTACGCTTCCGATGGTGATAAGGAGCTGGCCCGCGTCGGTCTCGTCCCAGTAGAGATCGCCCGATGCGCTCCACGTTTTCATGGTTGCGAGTCGCGTGCGGTAGGTGTCGCCGATTACGCTATCCTCGACCGTATCCGAGGAATGTGACAGGCTGTAATTTCTCAGCTCGCCGATTGCAGTGGTGGAGATTTTAACGAGGCCTTCGCGGCCGAGGTGGTTTGCCATGTTAGTCGGTGGTTAAATAAATGCAGTTGAAAGTGTGACGAGCCGTGCCGAAGCGCCTGTCCTCGTCTGGCTCGATCACATAGTCGACGCTCGTCAAATGAAGATCGCGGCATTGACCCCCGAGCGTCACGTCGGCCAAGACTGCGGCCTCGACCGCTGCGCTTCCGGTGTCGAAAAGGTCGTCGATTAAATACGTCCCGCTCTCCGCGATGAAGTAATCGACGATGAGCTGCAACTGCCGGTATTGCGTGCGGTTGCTCGGCCCGAGCGTGCGCACCTCGATCTGCTCGCTGACGGCGTAAACGGCGGCGGCGGGAAACGAGATGCTTGCGATCGTGTTATTGCGCCCGCGAAGGATGTTTGCGGTCGGCACGACGAGCGCGCCGGTGAGAGCGTTCGCCGTCGCGGTGCGGATGTTGGTGCGTGTGCTCATGCGGCTGCTGTTTTTATTGGCATTGCTCCGCCGACGCGGGTGAATCCGAGATTGACGGCGCGGTTGGCAAGGACGGCGGCGACTTTCTTCGCGGTGGTTCTCACGCGTGAATTGATGGCCGCGTCGATCATCCTCTGGTAATTCGGGATTTTCACATTGTGCGCCGTCGCTTTGATGA